ATGACTGCAAGCAGAATTTTTAAAAAGTCATTCTCGAAAAAAAACCTTCTAAAAGTATACACTGAAAAAATCAAAGAATCAGGAGCGATTGGCATAGATCGGATTCGCCCATCAAAACTTGATTTGACAATAAAAAATGAGATCGCTTTCATTTTTGAAAAGGTTAACTCTGGCAATTACAAATTTACAGCATATAAAGAAAAATTAATATCTAAAGGCGCTAACTCTACACCCAGACAGATTTCCATACCAACTGCTAGGGACAGAATTACTCTTAGAGCTCTCTGTGAATGCCTTACGGAAATATATCCTAACTCCAGATTAAAACTACCACATACAGTAATTGACTCATTGAAAGAAGCATTAAACAGCAGTCTTTATGCTGAATATGCAAAAATAGATCTTAAAAGTTTCTATCCTTCAATTGAACATAAATTGATAATTAATACAATAAAAAATAAAATTAGAAAAAAAAAGAAATTAGACAGTTAATAACATCATCATTAATCGTGCCTACTGTAAGTGGAACAACAGGAAGCAAAGGTATCCCGAATAATACCAGAGGGGTACCTCAGGGATTAGCGATATCAAACATTTTTAGCTGAAATATCACTATCTAATTTTGATGATGAAATCAATAAAAATGCATGACATATGGTACATGCGATACGTTGATGACATTCTTATTTTAACACCAAAATATCAAGCAACAAAAATAGCTTCTCATATCATTGATAAGCTTCAATCATTAAATTTAAACCCACATCCATTAAATGAAGAGAACTCAAAATCCAAAGTAGGCAGCTTGGATGAAAGTTTTAACTTTTTGGGATACCACATAGAAAATCGAGAATTATTGATAAAACATGAGAGCATTCTTAGATTTGAGTCATCTTTAGCAAGGATTTTTACTGCATACAGGCACGCTCTACTACAAGCTAAAAGTAAGCGTGATAAAGAACGAGCTGTTGCATATTGTCAGTGGAAACTAAATCTCAGAATTACGGGATGTGTGTTTGAAGGTAAACGATTGGGATGGGTATCGTACTTCTCACAAATAACCTCAACAGCTCAACTTCGCTCTGTTAATCATACTATCAATAATCTTATCCACCGATTCGGCCTTTCATCAGAAATAAAACCAAAGTCTTTGATTAAAACTTTCTATGAACTCCGCAGAGGTAGAGCGGAGACTTTTAAATACATACCTAACTTTGATAATTTACATATATCTCAGAAACGAGAACTTGTTTCTATGTGGATAGGTAAAGAGAAGGAAAAAAAACTTAGCAATAGTGAAATAGAGAGGAAGTTTAAATTTAAAATTGCGAAATCAGTAAAAGAGCTTGAAGAGGATATCTCAGGAATATCATAGATATGTAATCCATTAAGTCCTTTAAATATACCGCAATAAACACACTATTTAAACTCACAAACCAGCCGCAGTATCCTGCCATGGCAAGTTACTGCGGCTTTTTATATTTAACGGATCAACAGCCAGATCAGCAGACACGCCACCACCGGCACAGCAAAATCCATCAGGCTTGCCACATCCCATGCACGTGTATCAAAACCGCCCCACCACGGCATATTCATTCGCTTGCCATGCCCGAACATTTCGATCCAGCGATATTCTGCCTGGGTGTGTTCACGCGCAATGAAGAACGTACAACCGGCTATCGCCCCGTAAGCCCAGTTTCCGGTAAAAAGACCAACCAGTACCTGCGCAGCCACAGCACAAAGTGCATGAAGGAAAGGTGTTATATCCATTATTCCTCCTTTATCCGATATCGCTTCGGGAAGTTAATAACAACTTTAATTCTGACTCAAGTTCATCAACTCTTTCAGTCAGCTTCTGGATATGGTGAATCAGTGGAACAACCAGACGTTCGTACATTACACCTTCGGCAACAAGGCCATTGCTGGAAATAGCTTCAGGAGCATCATCTTCGTTAGCTGGTCGCCAGTGTACAAACTGAGGGGCAATTTCTCCTACTTCCTCGGCAATCAATCCGTAGAATCCCCAGTCACGCCTGTCATTTTCGCATTGTGACCTGTACCACACAGGGCGCATCCTGAAAATGAGATCAGCGTGCTCTGAATCTATTGTCTCTACTGAATGTTTATAGCGGATAGACGATGTTGACCGCAGCACAGACGAAATTGCGGGGTCAGGATTAAGATAAAGGTTTGCCGCCGCTGTAGTCGTGGCCAAATTCCATAAATAAAACGCTTCACGACCTGTCAGTGGATAAAAATCTCCGCCATAACGACCACTTTCCAGATCGTTCACTTCCACTTTGTTTTTCAGCTTATTATCAACTTCAGTTTTTGTGTATCTGGTGCTGATATCCTGCTTTGCACTGGTCATATCAGTCTGAAGCGTTGATACTTTTCCGTTAATTGAGGAAATATCTTCCTTAGTTTTACTGACATCTCCCTTTAGCGTGGTGATATCTCCTGGAATTACTGTCGATGTAGCCATTTTTCTTCCTCACATCCAGCCACGAAGTTGATGCTCAACAGCAACCACGTATTCATCGAATATTGACGGTGTTTTCACATCATTAATGATGCGCACGTTTACAAAATATCCGTCTTCCTTAACACATACCGGTTCGCCATCTTCAGTCAGTTCTCCGGTTTCTTTGTACACGTTACCTATCACGTCAATAAGAATATCATCCTGCATCGACTCGTCATCATAATAGCCAATACTCTCCATAAAGGCCGAAAAGTCGGCCCTGTCTGCAAATTTTGAGTGTTAAATCTTTCATTTAATACTCTCCCCCATTTGCGCATCAGTTAATTCTTTATGCCAGAGACGAAGATTTCTCAAATGGCCGAATAGATGACGAGTTCCCGATGTGGCTTGACCTCCAATTCGAATAAAGGTCCGTGTTTTTACGCCCGTCCACTCCGTTTTCATAGTTTTAGTAGCCTCACCGTTAGAAACTACTCGTTTAGTACCATCAGAATAAATATTAAAACCACCAATGAATTTTCGAACATCAGTTCGACCAGCAAACACACTAGAAACGTAAGTACTTGTCGACGCTTTATAAGTTTGCATATAAAGCTGACCGTAATATTTCTCAGTTGTGTTAAAAGCGTATGTAATTGACTCAATAGGTGGCACACCAGAAAAATCAAAAATACGCGGTGCTACATTAGGAGGAATATCGCCCCAATTTCTATTAACCTCGACCAGGCACGTAAGCGGTCTATTATAGATATTATTTTCAGTTGGGATCGTCACCATATCACTGGAGCGGGTTGCGGGTACAGTTGTCGTAATAACAAAAGATGAAGCACATCCGCCGTTTTCAAATTGTGGTGTTGCAAGGTAAATATAATCTCCCGCTTCAGTTACACCACCTTTTTTCGGCGCATACTGAATCATTGCGCCAATTAAGGTTTCACCTTCAACAGCTTCTATAGTTGCCTCATAGAAAATCCACCCTGTAACCGGATCTTTAGTTGCAGTAGCTGCTATTCTATTGGCTGCTCCGCCAGTTTTTTCTATTATCAGAGTTCCGAAAGTTAAATAAGCATCTCCTAAAAATGTATAAACCGACCCATCGTATTTTTCAAAACGCAAACGACAACGAAGACCATCAGGAGCTTTAACCCTGCATGAAACAGTGCAATACTTATTATCGCCACTAACATCAATCCCCCGGGATGCACTGCATGTATGCAGACTAAGTGCAGATGATTGTCCTGTCATATTATCTTTTGTTCGCATTTTGGCATATGAAAAACCAAATTCATCAACACCATTATTAGTTTTATCGATATTGCTGGTACTCGTCCATTCAGCGGGGATATTGGATTTAACAAAATAGTTAGTGCGCTGTCCTTCAATCAATAAACCTTCTTTTTCAAATCGTGGCTCATCAATTTTAGCAACACTAAATACGCCTGATTTATTGATATATGTGGCAGTTGATGCGCGTTTAAACTTTACAACCTTATCGCCAGGCATCGTTATTTCATCATCACCAATAACAATCTTTTTATATGACGGCGAAAAGCCCGTAATCATATCCAGTGAATCGTTAAACGGTATCCACACATCGGGAAGCGGCTGCAAAACTTGTTTATACGGCTCCGCAGCCTGGCTTGCGTACTCTCTGGCTGCATCTTCACTTGCTTTAGCTGCCGTCTGGCTTGCAGCGGATGCTTTCGCCGAGTTAGCCGCCGCAGTCTCGCTCGCCTTTGCGTTGGTTTCACTGGTTTTTGCAGCTTTTTGACTGTTGGCTGATGCAGTGGCAGAAGAAGCCGCCGCACTTGCAGAACCAGCTGCGGCACTCTCGCTTTGGGCTGCTGCATCCTGACTGTTTTTCGCCGCAGTTTCGCTGGTTTTGGCATTCGTTTCGCTGGTCTTCGCTGCCGTCTGGCTGGACTTTGCGTTAGTTTCACTCGTCTTCGCAGCTTTCTGGCTGTTAGCCGCAGCAGTTGCTGATCCAGCTGCTGAAGTCGCAGAACCGGCTGCCGCGCTCTCGCTTTGGGCTGCTGCAACCTGGCTGTTTTTTGCCGCAGTTTCGACTGGCTTGGCATTCGTTTCGCTGGTTTTCGCTGCCGTCTGGCTTGGACTTTGCGTTGGTTTCGCTCGTCTTTGCGGCTGTCTCGCTATTTTTCGCGTTGGTTTCTGATTTTTTGGCTGCTGTCGCGGAGTTTGCCGATGCAGTCTTTGAGGTCGCTGCCGCCTGTGCGCTGTTAGCTGCATTCGTTTCTGAGGTTTTCGCCGCGTTCTTCGATGATGCCGCTGCAGTTTCGGATTTCTTTGCCGCCGCTGCGCTCTGAGAGGCGGCTTCAGCGTTGCGTGCCGCTTCTTCCACCATCTGCTCAAAGCGGCGCAGTGCCTCCGGTCGGACATCATCCTCCGTCATGGCACCGAGAAAATCATTCAGCGTACCTGGTCTGGAACCTTCATAGACGGTAATGGTCCCGGCATGTGAAGGCGGAAAACCTTCAACCAGCAGGGTGACGCTGTACTGACCATGCTCAACATCCATGCTGTAACGTCCGGCTTCATCCGGATTTTCAGAAGCCACCGTGTTCACCAGTACCGTGGTGCTGTTACGCTTTGCCTTCAGTTGAATAGTGCAGTTCTGTATTGGTTTTCCCGCACCATCTTTCAGCACACCTGAGATTTTTACTGCTGCCATATCCACTCCACAATAAATATCCTCCGGCATAGCCGGAGGTTTTTCAAATGCGCCTATAAGGCTCTCTTACCAGCCGCGCCCTAACAGGCGCACACGATCTGACATTTGCATCCAACTTCGTTACTTACGGCCCGTAAACGGGCTGCCCGGATAGGGAATCGATAACTGCTCTCCCATTTTATCCTCTTCAAGCTGGTGCTTTATGTAATCCTGTATCTTCGCCGTGTTCTTACCCACCGTATCGACGTAGTACCCTCTGCACCAGAACTCCCTGTTCCTGTATTTGAATTTCAAATCACCAAACTGCTCGTAAAGCATCAGACTGCTTTTCCCTTTCAGATATCCCATAAAGCCGGATACGCTCATTTTGGGCGGGATCTCCACAAGCATATGGATATGATCTGCACAGCATTCAGCTTCCAGAATCCGTACACTTTTCCACTCACACAGCTTTCTCAAAATACTGCCTATTGCTCTACGCTTCTCTCTGTAGAACACCTGTCTTCGGTATTTTGGCGCAAAAACTATGTGATATTTACAGTTCCATCGGGTGTGCGCTAAGCTCTTTTCGTTCCCCATTGGGACCCCCTTTTGATTTCTTGTTTGACACTTGCAGTTGCCAGACCGCAAGGTGTTTTAACAAATCAAAAGGGGTTTTAATAACTGGCTTAAAGCTGAAAGCTTTCCGGAACCCCCAGCCTAGCTGGGGGTTTTCTGTGCACAAAAAAGCCCGCCTGAACCGGCGGGCTGTCATAACACTGTGTTACCTGGCTAATCAGAACTTATAACCGACACCCACGATGAAACCGTCAGTGCGCCAGTCGCCACTGCCGGAGCCTTCATAAGCAATATCAATGGCCACGGATTCGGTCGGGTTAAACTGCACGCCAGCTCCCCACGCCAGAGACGTGTTGCTGTGGCGATCGTCATCACTTCCGGTCAGCACATCGTGCGTTTTCCCCTTGTTGTCAGTTACGCGGAGATAATCCCCGGAGAACGTCGAAACACGGCTGTAAGCCACACCTGCCATCGCATAAGCACTGAACCATTCATTCACGCGTACAGATGGCCCCGCCATCATGCTGAACCAGCGGTTACGCACTGAATCTTCATGCCAGCGGGTATCGCTGTAATGCGTTTTTTGCTCATCTTTGGCATTGGCATAACTGAATGACGTCACCAGCCCCAGCGTGTCCGTAAATTCATAACGGTATTTCACGTTAATGCCCTTCAGGTCATCACTGCCTGGCATATCAGTATGGGTCTGAAGATACCCGGCGCTTAGTGTGGACTGATGCTCTGCTGCGCTCGCTGGCGTACCAGCGGCAACCAGCCAGACTACTGCGGATAGAATAACAGCACATAATTTACGCATAATTACCTCTCGCTTTTCTGCAATAAAAAAGGCACCATTTCTGGTGCCCGTATCTGGGTTATAAAATTCAGCTAATCGTGATGCCTGCAGTGGCTTTCTTCATCACAACAACCAGCAAATCGCTGATACTTGCTGTGGGATACCAGCCATTTACCAGCCATGCTGACACCGAAAACTCCAGCGTCATGTGACCGTGACCGGCAGGCATATCAATAACGCCACTGTAAATCAGCGTATTATCCAGCGCGGTACGGTTATAAATTTCAGCACCGTTTTTCCGCACTATCAGACGGCATGAGGAGTAAATATCAGTATGCTCTCTCTCATGCTTAGCGCCACTGAATGCCACAGCCGGAATAACAATTTGCCGGTCAAACGGCTGATCGTCATAAACCCTGACGGTAATGGTCCCTGATGGCCACCGCTCCGGTGCCCGGGAGTCACGGGGGAAAGCTTTGCCCACTGTTTTAACGAGATCGCCTTCAATCTGGTTCGCGGACAGTTTTCCCAGAACCCGGCAGTTCTCGTTAATCGTGACGTTGTTGAGCGTCCCGGAGTTCGCATTCACGTTACCGCTGATATCGGCATTTTTCGCCGTCAGCCGCCCGTCCGGTGTCAGGGAAAATGCCGGAGGATTACCGCCGCTGGTAATGGTGGGGGCCGTCAGGCGCTTCAGGAACACGTCGTTCATGAATATCTGGTTGCCCTGCGCCACAAACATCGGCGTTTCATTCCCGTTTGCCGGGTCAATAAACGCGATACGGTTAGCGGCAACCAGGAACTGGCTCAGTTTGCCTTCCTCCGTATCCTCCATGCTGAGGCCAAGCCCCGCGACATAATGTTTGCCGTCTTTGGTCTGCTCAATTTTGACGCCCCACATGGCATTCCATTTATCGTTGGCGTCCTTCCACTCTTTCGAAAACTCCTCCAGTTTGCTGGCGTTATCTTCCGTCAGCTCAAAGTTTTCCAGCAGTTCCTTGCCGAGATGCGTTTTATTGATCAACCCTTTATAAAAATTCAGATAACCTTCCGCATCATCGCTCGCCCGACCAACGGCCTCCACAAATGCCGATTTACCAACGGTGTTCACGCTGCGGATATAAAAGTAATAATCATAACCCGGCTTAATATTGCTACTGGCGGCTATCCAGTACAGCGCCGTACCAAGATAACGCGCGCTGGTTTCAACCTGCCTGATATCGATAATCCGCTTTTCCGAGAACCAGAACTCAAACTGCACCGTCGGGTCATATACAGCCAGTTTCGGGACCGCTGTTATCTGAAAATACCCTGGTATCAGTTCAATAGTGACAGGCGCTGCCGGTGCCGCAATCCGGAACGATACCGATGCCGGATCGCCCTGCTGCCCCCACGCATTTACCGCCCGGACCGTCAGCGTGTAACGCCCCAGCGCCAGTTGCCTGAAGCGGTATGTGGTTTCCGTCGTCCGGGCCGTGCTGACCAGCCGCTCACTGCCGTCGTCCGCTGTTACGGTCAGACGGAGCAGGAAGCTCACGCCCTTCACCACCTTCGGTGTGTCCCATCGCGCCAGCACCTGATATTCCCCGCTGTCTGCAGTGACTTCTGCGGCCAGGTGCTGCACCGCTGGCGGCGTGACACCATTCACCGTGCCGCTCTGGTCGCCGTCAAAGTGCGCCCCGTTATCCACGATGGCTTCTTTTTCCGGTACATGCTGCACGGCGGTGATGGCATACGTGCCGTCGTCGTTCTCACGGATACTCACACAGCGGAACAGGCGCTGGCGCAACGTCGGCAACTTCAGCCCCCACACGCTGTATTCTGCAACGCCGTCAGGAACCCGGCTCACTTTCACCTTCACGCCGTCGGTGACGGACTGGACCTGCACGCTGACCGGATTGCCACTTCCGTCAACCAGGCTTATCAGCGTGGTGCC